ATACATGCCTATCAATACGTGGTAAAATATAGTAATTCTTTATATTGATTGTAATGTTCTATTTTAGAAATAGGATAGAACTCCATTTGACCCTAACGGGCGCGGATACCTCAAACCATCCAACTCAAAATCTGACCCTTCAATTCTCTCAAAAACAGAACATTAGAACATTCTAGGTTTTACAGTGGCTTACGCGCACCCTTGTTAGAACATTACGGTACATTACAGAACATTACGCATTTACACACAATATAACACGTTTACACATCACTTGACTTAGATAGCTACATTTGCTACAATATTAATAGTTGATGAATTGGTCATCAACACAGACAGGAGAACAGACATGAACACGTTACTCGACACCACGACAACAACCGGCGAGAATCTCGGCGGGGCGACAGCTATGGATACACAAGATAATGTTAGTCCACGGACTAACAATGTACCGCACGTTGACGTACCTTCTATCGCGTCTAGCGCAATGCTGTCGGAACTGTCCATATCGCAGTGGACCGGTCGCAAGAAAGACCGCAAGGCATCCAAGGATGTCACCCTCGACAACAATGCCGAATCCGGTGTTGCCAATGTCCACAAGAAACTACTGGGCAACTGTGCAGAACTCGACGCAGTACACAAACTGACCGGCAACATCCGCAACATTCACTACAACATGACAATGCCGTGGTCAGACACGGGGTTGCGTTTGCTACCGACAGCGCAGTACTTCAAGTACCACAAGGCCATGACGGACCTTGAGAACCAATGGCGGTCAGCTACTAACAAGTTCCTACAATCTTATCAGTGGGAGATCAGCCAAGCGCAAGCCAAGCTGGGTGACTTGTTCGACGCTAGCGAGTACCCGACGACAGACGCGCTGACCAGCAAGTTTGCGTTCAACCTCAACTACATCCCGTTACCTGACGCTGGCGACTTTCGCATTGACGTTGGCAATGATGCGGTTGACGAGGTGAAGTCCAGCTACAACGACTACTACTCCCGGCAACTGACCAAAGCAATGGAGGACGTGTGGACACGTTTACACGACTCGCTCAAGCGTATGTCGGAGCGGTTGGACTACGGCGCAAATGACGACAAGCGAGTGTTCCGCGATACGCTGGTCAGCAACGTGACCGACATGGTGGAGTTGCTCGACGTGTGCAATGTCACCGGCAACGTCCAGATGACAGCCATGCGTGATAAGTTGTCAGACGCTATGTACGGTGTCACAGCGGACGCGCTACGCGAGGATGCACACACTCGCATGGAGACTAAACGCGCAGTTGATGATGCTATCGCATCACTACCCAGCTTGGAAGTGTAACAATGCTACAAGCGATAACCATCATTGCAGTTGGTATCTTCATGGCTTTGCTCATGTTGGAAACATTGAGTGGGTGCGGGGAGCGCACCTACTTTGAGAACCGCACTTGGGTGACGGGCGAGTGCCTGTTCATCCCATACACATCGACATCCGGTCGGTGGTAAACCTGTTAGTCCACGGACTAACACAATCTTAGGAGAACTAAAATGTCTAACGCAGAAACAATGTACGCACTTGGTCTAGACCAGATCGCCACGGCTATACGCACGGGCGGCAACAGACGCACCATACTGGTGCAGGGTCACATGGGTACGGGTAAGTCATCACTGTTGAACATGTTATCAAGTGAGCTACCAACCCATACCGCCTGTTACTTCGATTGCACTACCAAGGATTTGGGCGACATCACAATACCGAATCTTGCCAAGATGGAGGATGGCACGGGGT